TACTTTGCGCCCATGATAGTCGCCGGATCAATGTAAGCACCGGACTTCTGAACGTCACCATATCCTCTGACGCTCAAACCCATTTTCTTTAGATCGGTAGCGTCAAAAGTATTCTTTGATGTTGTTGCTTGTTGTGCTACAGTTCCAACGTCAGCTTGAGGCATTCCATAGGAGCCTCTGCCACCACCCGCTGATGCGTCTGGCTTTATCCCTAAACGATTGAATGTGGCATCTGTCTGATTTGCTTGACTACCATATGGAGTGAATGACTCATCTAGTCTTTCGATCTTAGATGCAGATACTCCTGGAATCTTGTTTATCTTCTCTATCACCCAATTCATGCCATCAATCATGACATTGCCAAGTTTGGCAAACAATGGGCTCACTAGACTGCCAATGAGATCAAAACCACTCTTGAAGCCTGCGATAACGCTATCGAATATGTTTAGACCGGCACCCTTAATTTTGTCCCAATCGAGGGTGAACACACCAACGATCAGGTCTACTAGATTCTTTAGGACGTTCAACGCGCTGTTCAGTGTGTCGCCAATATAAGCACCTATCGCGGAGAATATCTTCTGCGCAGTTTCTGAGAATAGAATTTCTTTGAAGAAGCCAAAGAGTCTTGTCACACCATCAAATGCAGAAGCGAACAAATCTTGCGCAGTTGCGAAAATCTTTTGTGCAGGCTCTGATGTGATGATTTTACCAATGAACTCCAAGAAAGACTTTACTCCAGACAGAATGTTGTCCGTTAGTAGCGCCACTGTCGTTGTCAGATAGTCCTGAATTGGTGTTCCTTCTCCCGTTTGAATTCCCATCATCTTGCCAAGGAAGTCAAACAAACCACCGATACCACCAATGAAGCCACCCACGAAGCCAGCTATTCTCTCCTGTATGCCAATGTTTTCTTTGCCGAATGTCTTCTGTAGGTACTCGGTGTCAAGCATAGTGCTGAAGCCGTCGAATATGGAAAGAATGACGCCTAGAGGTCCTAATACCTTTCCTATACCCTTCACGAACGCAGTCACATCTGTAAGTTCACCCAAAAACTTCAACGGTCCTGAAAGTACGGCTTTGAACCCAGAGAAGAAATCGCCGATCTTAGACATGATGCCACCTAGAAGAGATGCATCCTTAACAGCATCTCCAGCCTTAGCAACGGCAGGACCAAACTCAGCTAGTGCGTCACCGGCTTTAATGGCATCCTGAACAGCGCCAGTTCCCTTAGTGGCATCTTTTGCTGCATCAGCAACTCTTGTGACAGGACCAAACTCATCAAAGGCTTTTGCAGCACCATCTACTGTACCTGGAACCTTAAAGCTGTCTCTGATCTTCGAAAAGTCATCAGACAGTGCAGTTAGAGTTTTTCCAATTCCACCACTAACACTCTTAAATGCAGTAGATAAGTCATCACCTATACTTGAGAATGCTTTTCCTATATTACTATTCTTCAATCCGTCAATAGCTTCAGTCAGTTTAGATGATGCGCCAGAAGATATGCCAGTAATGAATGTCTTGATTGAATCGAAAACGTTTGATAATCTTTTGCCGATGTCTGCAATAGAATCTAGTATTGATGTTTTGATATTATCAAGTTTATTTCCGAACGATGTCTTTAGATCATCAAACTTAGCTTTACCAATATTCTTTAGTTCGTCAAATTGAAACTTAGCAAATTCCAATACCAATGCGAATGCACCAATAAATTTCTTGGCTTTTAGTGCGAGATCATCCAGCTTCAATAGTTTAGCTAGATCATCAAGTTTCAATAGTTTCTTTAGTTCACTTAGAAAATCAGCTAATAATGCACCAGTTTTTGGAAACTTTAATTTATCAAAGAACTTGAATAGTTCGTCAAAGAAACCACCAATGCCAGTTTTGAATCTACCAAACATACCCTTGAAGAAGTCTGGTATGCCTTTGAAGAAATCTCCAAATTTAGTGAATAGCCCCTTAAAGAAATCTGGTATCTTTTTGAAGAAATCTGGTATTCTTTTGAAAAACTCTGCAATAACTTTTATGAGTTTTCCAGGCAATGCGCCCAGAACACCCAACATATCTTTGAATTTGTCCCACATGCTTTTCTTCAAGTGTTCCAGAATAGCACGAATATCTTTCGCTATACTCTCAAGGTTGGCTGCCATGCTCTTCGTGAGAGCAAGAATAGTCTCATCATACTTTCTCTGTTCGTTGACACGCTCCTCTTCAAATCCCTGGCGTCTTTGTTCAGCTTCAGCTTGATTTCTAGCGGCTTGCGCCTGGGCTTTAGACTGTGAGTTGAACATCTTACCCATAGCACCAACCATAGGTGCAAACACAGCAGGATTTGCAGAGATGAACGATCCCTTTATACCAGTCGCAAAATTGCTGATAGATCCACTGATCTTTTCAGAAATCAAATTGCCTAGTTTTAGTGCAGATGTTTCAGCCATTTGTGTTACCTGTCTTCTCTATTGATGCTTGGAAATTGACGTTCTTCGTAGTTTTCTTCGTCGGTCGATCTAGATGGAGTTCGCGCATACGATTGTCTGTTGATAGGAGGGCTTGATAAAGTCATCTTCTCTTGCCCGCGACTCCATGCAGTCACACCCAGAATGGCACCCATAGACAAATGAAAAAGCCCAGCCCCCTGAAGAGTCAATGGGGACCAGGCTTCTGTTACATTACCCTTGTACATCGCCATGAACAAACTCCATAGAACAGGAGCAACGATGAAATCAAACAAGCATATGATCATGTATGACCATGCCATAGCTGGTCTCCATTTTCTATTGAACCACGTGTCTAGTTTGCTTAGGTCTTGTGTCATCTTTTCTCATCTTCGTCTGCTTGAAGACTTCATTCGTGCTTGTTCTTCACGAATTCTGTCGTTTTCTTCCTTTATGTGTGCAGCTAGAAGAGTGATATAGATGTCTCGTTCAAAGGGCAGCATATCTTCCAGTTCTGTCAGACTGTATTTATGATGCTGCATCAGTGCAAAGTTTGTTTTGTAATAGTTCAGTAGGTTGTCATGCCCAAGACTTAGCCGAAAAAACTAGCCATCCCCTCAAGGTCTACAGACTCTTCACAACCACACTCTGCGCACTTCCACTTCAGTGTGTGCTTTAGCTTTGGCATACTGTTGAAGAAGTCAGTCAACATCTTGAACTGGTCCTGTGAGAGATCATTGACAAAATCCATCAACTCTTTCTTTGAACTTTCTTTCGCAGGATACACATTGTCGTTGTCGTAGATGTAATCGATGCTATCTGCGACTAGATTCAGAATCACTTCAATCTGCGATTGCTTCTCAGCAGCTTGCAACTTGTCTGCTAGTGCCATCGTAGGATACTTGAGACAAACACCGATGCCCGATTCCTTGTCTAACACGATCTTGTTTGAGTGACCCTTTTCTTTTTGAACCTCAACATCCATCAAGTTCAAAGTCATCTCAGTGATGTGCTTACACTCTTGCCCATCAGAATTACGCGCAAGAGGATGGTTCAACCTCAACTCAATGTTCTCACCAACAGACTTAGCCCTCAACTTGATGAAGAAATATTCCAAGTCAAACATAGGCAAGTCATCTACAACAATCTTATCGACTGCGCAATTGTTGATGATTTGCTTGATCGCACGGATCATTTCCTTTTGCTCTTGAGACTCTAGAGCCATCAAAAGCAACTTCTGCTCTTTCACTAGGAAGGGGCGATACTTTACTTCTTTTCCGCTTGATGGTAGTGTCAACTCAAAGATTGGTGAACTAATTTTTGGTAATGCCATGTTATAACTCCTCAGTTATGATTAAGTGAATTCAGCAGTATGATATCTGTATGATAAAGTCACCGCGAATCGTTGATAAGTATCCGTTTCTCCCCAACTCAAATTCATTGGGCTCAATTGAATGGGATATGCATTATATAGTGTGTACTTGGCTAATACTGTTCCTTTGTCATTCAATTGACGAATTCTGAACAAACCTGATGCATAATCACTGTAATACTTGATCAGCCCGCCTTTGAATTCACTACTATTCAATGAAGTTGGAGTAACTATTCTATCCATCCAGTCTTCAAATAGTTTTCTCTCTTTCATATCTTCAGATGCAATAATCTGAAGATTGATATCATTATATGTCACATCGTATGCTAGTTTTGCAGTTGGTCCAAATGACATATCATCAGTTGTTGCGATAGTTCTTCCTGGTAACTCAGCGACTTCGCATCTATAAGAAAACTTTTCAGCATCTCCAAATGATCCAAGCCCATAATCAGAAAGAAATACGGGTGGAATAATGTCTACATAGAATAGATTTGGGCGAACAATCTTTAGATTTGCTTTTAACTGTGATATACTGAACATTTAGTTTACCTTTAGAAGTGAATCCACCCATACATCTTGTGCAGACGCTTTCTTGAAATTCTCAGTCGGCAAAAAGATAGCAATATCCCATTCTTTTGCAGTAATTTCTAGATAAGGTGATCTCACATGTTCCTTTAGATATCTCTTGACAGTGGGTTTGAATAGTTTGAACTTTGATGCAGCAGCCAATACTTTATATGTCGCAAGAACCTTTGTATTATCATCGAATCTCTTGTCTGTGGTAATAGTATACAGAGCATTCATGAGTTTAGCCCGAGAAACTGGCGGCAAATAGTGAAAGTTTATGCCCAAGAAACTATCAGTATCAATATCTATAGGGAATATGACAGGAAAAGTATCGTAGTATGGCAGAGTTTTCTTATGCTTAGGGTCATATCTAAACATATACATCATGCCAGGCTCCATTTGACCAACTTTTCTCTTTGGTTCCCAGTGTTTCTCAGCAGTCTTTGGACTCAAACCACGCGCACCGTCTAATACTTGCCCAGCGGCATTTCTGTACCATTCGCGGGCTGATTTAGTTCTAGCTGGAACTTGCCCAGCAGTCAAACCACCTCTTAGAATCTCTTTGAATAGAAGCATATGTTATTTTATCTCCGTTATTGACTATATTTATGTCAATTCTTTCTCAGTGATAAGTCGGAACTCCCATTTTCTGTCGTCGCAGTATTCACCAGCAGCCTTCCATTTGGCACTGTTCACACCCCACGTTTTGACTTCGTTCAGGAACCGTCTGGTGGGCTTCCCGTCAGGGCGCTTTGGTGGCGAAGTCTGACTCTTCGGCTTGACCTCAACCAAGACCGTTTTGAGCGATCCTGAAGCATCTCTGTACTGGATCATGAAGTCTACAAAGTACCGGTGCCATCGGTTATCGATTGGAGACACATACGGAATAACTACTTCTTCCGAAGACCATTTTAGAATCTTAGAATTAGTATCGCAGTATACCATAAATCTACGTTCAAGTAAACTCCGATAGATGATATTGGTCGGGTCACCATCGTATTTCTGTGGATTCTGTGGTTTGTATTTGCCTTTGTATGCCATATAAATAGAATATCTTTATTGGGAGAAGAAATGTCAACTAGAACCGCATTTTCGTTAACTTATGATCCATCGTCGGCGAGTGGTGGGCAAGCTGGGCAAGCGGAAGGAAGATATGCGTCTATTGGTGCTGCTGGCAAATCTTTCTATTATCCATCTAGTTATGACAGCGGTTTCAATGTGCCTCAAGTATCATTCAATTTCTTGAATGCATACGGTGATCCTATTTCTGCAAGTCCAATTCTTCAGATAAAAATGCCTGGTTTATTTAACGTCACAGGTATATCAGATTACTCAAGAACTGAAAATATATTTGGTGGTGATGCATATAGTGCATTCGCAACAGGTGCACTCCAAGAAAAGGGCGCAGCAGCACAAAAAGGTGGTGCAGCGCAAGACGTTCTAGATCAAATTGGTCTAGCTGGCGTATCTGGTGCAGAAGCATTCCAATACTCAATCAAAAAGGGATTGAGTAGTATTCTAGGTTTCGTTGGCTCTGCTGGTTTGAATAATATTGGTCAGTTTGAATTCAATGCAAGACGCGCAGTTAATCCAATGGCGCAGTTACTATACAAAGGACCTCAAGTCAGAAGATATCAATTTCCATTTGCATTCAAAGCAAAGAACAAATTAGATACAGAAAACATTAGAAAGATTGTGGGTGTATTTAGAGTAGCATCAGCTGGATCCGTATCGACAAGCGCAGGTGGTGAAATGAATACTAGTGGAACAATAACAGGAACTGTTGACGCTGGTGCAGGTAACTCATTCACATTTGGATATCCACACCTAACTGAGTTCAGAGTTAGTTTCTCAACACCAGAAGGCACAGTAAAACATCTATTCAGAAGTAGAGTATGTGCAATTGAATCTGTATCTGTAGATTATGGTGGTCAGAAAATGGCATTCTTTGAAGATGGTTCACCAACTGAAGTCAATCTAACCATTCAACTCACTGAAGTAATGCCACGTACATTGGGCGATGCTATTGTTGACGCTAATGATTCCAATATCACTCTAGGATAACTAAATGTTCAATTACTATCCAAAAGTTTACTATAGAATAAATGATTTCGACTATCTCAAAGTCAGAGATATTTGCATCTATACAAAGTTGAAAGATTATGTCGCAAGATTTGGATCTGTAGTATCTACCACATACTCTATTCAGAACGACGAGACTCCAAACTATGTGTCATATAAGCTATATGGCACTCCAAAGTTTGACTATATTATTCTGATGTTGAATGATATCAGAAACGTATATGATGAATGGCCAAGAAACACAAAAGACTTTATAGATTACATTGAAGAAAAGTATGGATCATTGACATATGCACAATCAAACTATGCAAACTATTTCACATCAGACGGTATTACAATTTCAAAAGATGCATGGCTTGAGTTGGTTGATCCTGGAAAATACTATGAGTCATACTACGATTATGAAGAAAAAATCAACAAAGCAAAAACTCAGATCAAAGTTATGAGTCATTCATATGCAATATCATTTGAAGTTGAACTTCAAGAATATCTGAACGATGTGAGAGAAGTTGCATGAACGAATTATTTGACGTAAAGTTATTTGAATCTCTTGGTAAAGTTCAGAGAATAGTATCCAATGGTTCTTCAGCAGTAGAAAGAAGAATCAATAATACTTATGGTCTCCATGAACTGTATATTGAAATCAAAGACGGCAGAAAGATATCTCTAATTGAAACTCTTTCTACCATGGTGATATACGAAGATGTATTCTCTAATGCAATCAATGGCTATATTGAAGTTGTCGATTTTGCTGGTGGTCTAGAGAAATTCTATATTACGGGCGGTGAGACATTGGGAATGAAAGTTCTCAAGCCAAATTCTTCTGATATCATAATCTCTAGATCAGACTTCATTATTCATGAAATATCTAAAATCGACGCCAATGATTTGAATGGATTGAAATACAAACTATTCTTTGTTTCATTGTCTGGCATCAATGATAAGAAGAAGCGTGTATACAAAGCATTCACAAAAGAGAAGAAAGTCTCAGAGATAGTATCGAAACTATTCTCTCAAGTAGATTCGCCATCCAATATTTCGTTGAATATTGAAGATGAAGATACTAAAGTCAAGCTAGAGAAAACGTTTCTTTGCCCAGGATATACTCCATTTGAAGCCATCGATTATCTGGTGAAACGCACCAGTTACAGTGGCGATTACTATATGTTCTTTGAAAGACTCCACAAATTCAGAGAAAAGACACACGTATTCGCTGGTTTCAATTTTCTCACTGGCTATTGGAGAGGTGTAGATTACGTTCCAAATCTATTATATCAGCCTCAAACTACACATATAACTTCAGGTGATCCTAGGGCTATAAAAGTAATCTCAATGGAAATTCAAAACAATTTCAGTCATGCTGGAAACATGATGATGGGATTCTATAACTCTAGACTTAGAATGGTCGATCCACTGACAAGAAGATTCACCGACGCAAAGTTGAATTATAAAGATATTCAGAATGCAAATAAAGCTAATAAATTCTTGACAGACAATAACGTCTTCATGAATTATGACGATTCATATCCAGAGTATCCCGGTGAAAGATTGATGATTCGCCCTAGACATGATATTCTAGCCAATAAGAGTCAGTGGATAAGAAATGATGTATTCTATAGTGTTCTACTCAGTAATATCAGAGTCAACGTAGAGATATCTGGCGGTGATAATCTATTATCTGCTGGCAATTTAGTCAATCTAACTATTCCTAGTATGCAAGCCAAGTCAGATGAAGTAACTGCATCTGTAGTTCGCCCAGATGGTGTATATTCTGGCGTTTATTTTGTCACAGCAGTTCAGCATACATTTACTATATCTGGATATACAAAGAAGTTGGAATTGAGTAAAGATTCTGGTAAGTTGAATCTAGAGAATATGATCAGCAACGTATCTAATTCACCACCACCAACTAACGTAGAGTTTATAGATACTTCTAGAAATTCACCTGTTGTACCAAGTACACCAGTTTCTCATCCTGCACCACCAGTGTCAGTGCCAGCGCCGCCTGCTCCAGTGGTTGCAGCTAGCCCAGCGCAAAGACCAGCGCCGGCTGCGCTATCTCAGAGAAATATTCCTAGATTCAATCGTAGAGGTAAGTACGGTAATAATCTATACCTAGAACCATAACACAAAGAGAGACTTAGATGAAACTCACATTCCTAGAACACGTTCAGAAAAGAGACTATGAAGTCTCACTTCTAGCAGAGAAACAGATTGTCTACGGGACAAATCAAAATTATGGGCAGATTGTGTTTCTTGCAGGTGGTGCTGGTTCAGGCAAAGGTTTTGCTATTGATAACTTCATGCACGGCGAGAAGTTCAAGATTCGCGATGTTGACGCAATGAAGGTTGCATTCCAGAAATTGGATGACATGGGCAAGTTCACAATGGAAGACTTGTTGCAAAAGTACGGTAGCAAGATATCGCAGTCTGACATGCAGATCATCAACGATACCGTGATCTCCAAAGGATTGTCGCTGAAAAATCTGAACCTGAAAACTCCTGAACATGTGTATGCACTCCATGTCCTTGTTCGCGCAACAGGAGCAAAAGACAAGACACTAGACTTGATCCTTGATGGTGCAAAGAAAGGCACTCTGCCTAACCTCATCTTTGATACCACATTCGCAGACATGGGCGACTTGAACAACTACGTGCCAAAGCTGATTGAGATTGGATATCAACCAAAAGACATCCACATCACATGGGTTCTGACCAACTATGAGATCGCAATCAAGAACAACGCAAAACGCGCAAGAGTTGTGCCTGCTGATATTCTACTGAAGACACACACAGGCGCAGCACGTACAGTGTTTGGATTGATCACAGGAAATCTACCTAGCACGGTTGATGGAGGCTTCTATGTCATCCTCAACAATCCAGAGAACACGATGTTCATTGTAGATCCAAAGACAGGTGAACACTACAAGAATTTCAAGGGCAACAAAGTCATCTCAAATTTCACTTATCTGACACTGAAAAAACCAGGCAGACCAATGACGACAGAGGCTGATGTCAAGAAACAGTTGTTTGATTGGATCAAAGCGAACGTGCCTGGTGGTGCGCTAGATACATCAGAGATAGACAAGCAACTATGATGAAATTCAAAAACTACATTGAGAGTTCTCCTGCATCATCAGATGAATGGGAAGAACTTGTATACGGACCCGAGATTCTAGAGATGCTTCAGATGGTTGACGGTAGATGGGCACTTGTATCAAAGAAGACTAAGCGCCCACTTGCATACTACAAAGGTGAAGGTAAGCCATCCGATGAGTGGGTTGCCGATCAAGAGAGAAGAATTCAGTATTTCAAACACAAGGGCTAAATTATGTTCTTAGGGCAAGACGGATTTATATGGTGGCTAGGAGTCATTGAAGACATAGCAGATCCAATGCTTCTTGGTCGCGCAAGAGTTAGAATCTTTGGCTATCATCCACAGCACAAAGTCGATGAGAATATAAATCCAGACACATCGATAAACAAGGTGCCCATCTCTGAGTTGCCTTGGGCTGTGCCTGTTCTGCCTGTCAACATGGTGAATGCATACGGGCACCTGAAACTTGGTGAGTGGGTGTTTGGTTTCTTTCTGGACGGCAAAGACGCACAAGAACCTGCGATGCTTGGATACATTCCACACATACCACCAAAAGACATGCCAAAGCCAGAAGAGTTGTTTGGCAAGTACGGTGACAACATCAGAAACTTCGCGCACGTATACACAAACGCACTGGGTGAACCATTCAGACCACAAGACTTTGGTCAACCAGGCAAAGAATACTCACACAGACTGGATAGATTCTCATTCAAGACTCCATCTGGGCATCTGATTGAGTTGATTGACGATGTTACTGATATTCATACCAGAGATATGCAGATATCTCATGCGAATGGATCCAGGATAATAGCAACGTCAGACCATTTGGGCAATCATGATATTTCACTCAGTGAATCTGGTGGGCAGAATATCAAAATGTCTACCACATTGACTGGTGATTGCACTATAAATATATCGCATCCAAAGGGAGCATCGATAGTGATATCTCCTGATGGGCAAGTGACTATAAATTCACCAGAGAATGTTTCAGTTGTGAGTGCAAAGGCAGTAAATGTTAATGCTCTGACAGTGAACTTGAATAGCACAACGACGAATAATCAAGATGTTTTGAATACTAAGTCGCTGAATGCTATGTCAATCAATTTGACTGGTGTTGGTGATTTAGCAGCTAAGATAACATCCATGGATGCACAGATTGAAATAGCTAAAACACTACCACCACCTGCTTCTTAATGAATTCTTATAGTTATTCATTGTCATAGTCTACACAGTAAGTGTAGCACTTTGTCAAGTCTTTGTCAATACTAAAAAAGGAAAATGTTATGACACAAACTCATGAAACTCTAGTAAGCCTATTTGAAACTTACATGAAAGACAACGAAAAATTTGTTGTCAAGGGAAACAAAGCAGCTGGAACACGCGCACGAAAGGCATTGGCTGAGTTCGCAAAACTAGCCAAAGATCGCCGAAAAGAAATTCAGGAAGTAAAGAATTCCGCTGAATAATTCTTGTAAAATAAATAGAAAAATAGAGACATATGGCAGCAGAAACTTTTTACAGCGATATTCCACTGAATTTCATTGCAAATCCAGTGACTGGTGA